GCCTCGATCCCCGTTTCAAACTGGAATGCCCAATATATGCAGCAACCGACTGCCGAAGAGGGAGCCATTATCAAACGAGAGTGGTGGATGGACTGGAAGGAGAAGTATCCTCCACAAATAGAATATACAATACAATCTTACGATACAGCGTTTTTAAAAAAGACTTCATCTGACTTTTCAGCCATAACAACGTGGGGTGTGTTTAAATCAGAAGACACAGGCTATAATATTATTTTATTAAACGCATTTAAAGATAGGTACGAGTTCCCCGAACTAAGGCGCTTGGCCCATCAAGAGTATTTAGATCACAGACCTGATTCTGTTATCATCGAGGCCAAGGCATCAGGGATACCTTTGACTCACGAACTTCGAGAGATGGGAATCCCCGTTATTAACTTTACGCCGAGCAAAGGAAATGATAAACACGTAAGGGTTGCCTCTATTGCGCCATTATTTGAAGCTGGCAAAGTATGGGCCCCGATGCATGAACACTTTGCACAAGAAGTAGTAGAGGAATGTGCATCTTTTCCGCATGGAGATCACGATGACTATGTGGATTCTATGACTCAGGCGTTGATGAGAATTAGACAAGGTGGTTTGATTCCTCATCCTGAAGACTATAAGCCTGAACCTATCGTGAAGGGTAACTTGAAGTACTATGGCTAATAGAAAATTTTTAATCGACGGTATTATCGGACTAGCTCAAAAGCTAGGTGCTAACCCTAATAAGTTCATGGGAACTAAACAGAATATTAATTTCTTAGGAACCGGGGACCGGGGAATGAAAGGCACGACTTTTTCTGGTCAACTTAATGAAAATTTTTTAGAACTTGGTTTTTCTAAAAACGATCTAGTTAAAGTTGTTGAACAAGACATGGGCTATGTCACAGCTGGTAAGCTTAACGATGTGCAACTTAAAACCATGTATGACAATTTAAAAATGGTTGACAATACATTTAACCCGCCTCCTGGACCGATGAATGTTATTGACCTGGAAACAGGGACCAGGAACATAAACAAAGAAGGTCTAGAGTCGTTAAGAGAAACAGACCAGATTCAAAGATTTACAAAAGGATTAAACACTAGCAAAACGGCTATGACTAATAAAATTAAAGAAGGCATAGAAGGTTTAAAAACAAAAATTAAAGCACCATTTAACATTAGATCAGCTGTTGACGATATTGAGAGAGTTGAAAAGAAAGCTGCAGAAGAAAGTTTTTTAAAAACAGGCGCAGCCGATTTTGGTGATAGTATACAAGCTGAAGGAGCAAGGAGAGCTGTAGTTAGACAACTTATAAAAAATAATCCTGACTTCAATTTTATGTTACCCCCTGAAACATTAGAGAGTATTAGCTTGTCTAAAGATTTAGGTAGAGGTGGATCTAATTTTCCTGACCCATTAGTGGTATTTAGAAACATGGGTAATTTTACAAAAAAAGAACTTGATCAAATTGATTTTATTATAGACCAAAAATTATTTGAAGACACCTCAGTTATTGCAGACGATGTTTTAGAATATATTAAAACAATTAGACCTGGAGGTTTTAGACCAGGATTTAGCGAAGGTAAATTAGTGGCCGGCTTAGAAGAAGAATATTATGGACCACAAAAACTAGATTGGTTAAAAAATTTTTCTGATCAAATGACGTTTGAAGAATACTTACAAATGATTTCTATGAAAGCTGCTAAAGGCGGCTTAGCAAAAATATTGGAGATGTAATGGCATTAACCCCTCAACAAGCATTTAGAATTAGAGAGCGAGAAAAAAAAATAGCAGCTGGAGGCTTTGAACAAACATTTACTTACAAAGGTAAAACATACACATTACCAACAAGATTTCCTAAAAAAGATATTGAGAAATTAAAAGAATTTTTAAAAAGCTTTGACGAATGGAAAACAGGTGGTGGAAATTTTCAAAGTTACATTGACATGCCTTCTAGAACAAAAGCTATGGCTGCAGCTAAAAAAGTTGGAAAGAAAACAAGTGCGTTTGATAATAGAGCAGGCAATATATGGAGACGATTAGTTCAGTATGCAAAAGGAAAAGCCCCTGTTAATCCAGGAAGAACTGGAACTGGAGAATTATATAAAATATTTTTTGACCAATTAGATATACCTAAAAAAGAATTAAACGTAATAAAAGATTTAGATTTTAAAAATATTCAAAAATTTAAACAAGGATTGATAACTAGTGAAGCTGCAGTTAAAAAAGTAGGTAATCCTTTAATTAAAACTGTAATTGATGTTGTAAAAAAGAATCCAAACATAACAACAGAACAAGAGTTATTTGTTAATGTTAGTAAAGCAGCAGGAAAAGGATTAAGTAATTCAGAAATTGTTAAAGCTGCTATTTTAGCTCACCGTGCAGGGTCGACTAGATTACTTAAAGAAGCAAGAAAAGAAGTTATCGGAGAAACTCAAATAAAATCATTAAAAGATTTTAAATCGGAAGAATTACCAAAAGCATTAAGAACACTTTATAATATATTTCCTAATCAAATAGGAAGAGATTTTTCCGGAACTATTAAAGATTTTTACAAAGACAACCCTACACTTAGAAAAAGAGCTTTAGATAAATTAAACGCATACGGTAAGATTAGAGTTGAATTACAAAAGACACTTGGAATTGGAGGTAAGGGTCCTGGAAAATCTGCTTTTCAATTTGATCACCCTATCTCATTTGCAGCATTACAGAGAAGCGGAGACATACAAGGAGCGATTAGAACCAATCCAATTGTTGGCGATGTTAATCAGTTTAAAGGAAAGTTTCTAGATAGAAAATTAAATAATTTACAAAGAGCTATTATGAGAGGAGAAGATGTTGCAGAAAATATAGCAAAAGTTGAAAAGTTAAAAAACATCAACCAAACATTACTTGGAAATTTAGCTGGAGATTTTTCAATAGATGAAAAAGGAATAATTAAAGTTAAAGATTACGGAGCGCCTGCAATATTGGATAAACAATATGACATTGCAAAATCTTTACAAAAAAATCTTCCGTTAGGAGGACAAATTAAATCAACAATTGCCTCCGGTAAACTTACTCCACAACTTACAGAAATTTTTGGAGAAAAAGGCGCTAAAAGTTTTATTGCTAGCTCACAAAAATTAATAGAGTTTGCGGACAAAGATATAAATAATGTTTGTAGAATTTTTGTTAGATCTAATCGTGCTGAAGGTGGAATGGGTTGTGCTGGACAAATGGCTCAAGCTTTAGACGAAGATCCAATTGGAACAGGCAATAAAATAAAAGATTTAAAAGTAGAAGGTGGTGCTGTTAACAGAGTTAAAAACGCAGCAACAGCTTTTTTAAAATTTGCAGGCAAAGGAAAAACATTTGCAGTTACAGCAGGAGTTGGTGCAGGTGCCGGAGCCCTGGTCAAAGCTTTTAGAAACGATGACCCTACAACTTATTTAACAAACGATAAACAAGCTAACGCTATGATCCTTGACACGGCTGATCAATTAGAACGAGAAGAGAGACAAGCAGCAGTTGGTGATGCACCAGAATTATTAGACGAAGCAAACATAGCTGCAAATCTTGGAGTTACAGCAGCTGCAGTTCCTGGTTCAAAAAAAGTATTTGACGCTAGAAAGAAAAAAGGTTTTGGTGCTGTAAGAGCTGGACTAGGACCAGTTGGAAAAGCTTTATCTGGATTTGCTACACCACTAGGTATAGCTGCAATCACACCATTAAATGTTGCAAGTCAAGTTTACCAAGGTGATTCTGCAGAAGAAATTTTAACAGATCCATTAAACTATTTAGGTCCAGCATTTGCAGGAACTTTGACAAAAGAAGCTACAGTTGGAATGCCTAAAGGCGGAATGTTAAACAAAGCATTAAGATTAGGTATGAGTCCTGCTGGTGTTAGAGGTATTTCCAAATTTTTTGGATTACCGGGTCTTGCATTAAGTTTAGGATATGAAGGATATGATCAGTATAAAAAATACACAGAAGGCAGAGGGTTTGTTTACAACCTTTTGAACAAAGATGAGTAAAACCAACAAAACTCTTGTTGTAAATATGCAACACGTTAAGACTAATCTAATTCCACCTCGAAGTGGACCTAACCCACAAGGCTTGAATGTTCCTACAAAACAAGTTAAAACAATCAAGAACTCGGAGAAAATAAATGGCAGACGACAATATAGATAAAGCTCTTCCTAATGTGGAGCAAACAATAAAAGTTCCGGGCGAAGAAGAAATTGCAGCAGCAGAGACAGAAGTTACAGAAGATAGAATACCTTCTCCTGATGACGTAGAGGTTACTCAAACTGATGACGGTGGTGCTGAAATTAATTTTGAGCCAGGTGCAGTTAATCAAGCAGGTACAGAAGGTCATTTTGATAATTTGGCAGATTTATTACCTGATGATGTTTTAGGAAGATTAGCGTCTACACTTTACGAAAATTACATGCAGTACAAACAATCTAGAAAAGATTGGGAAGATTCGTATGTTAAAGGATTAGATTTATTAGGGTTTAAATACGAAAACCCAACCCAACCGTTTCAAGGAGCTTCAGGTGCAACGCATCCTGTCCTTGCAGAAGCGGTAACACAGTTTCAAGCACAAGCTTACAAAGAATTACTTCCCGCAACAGGACCTGTACATACACAGGTTATGGGAAAACCTGACAGAGCTAAAGAAGATCAATCTGTTAGAGTAAAAGATTTCATGAACTATCAGCTCATGGATGTGATGAAGGAGTATGAACCCGAGTTCGATCAAATGCTTTTTTATCTCCCTCTAAGTGGCTCTACTTTTAAAAAAGTTTATTACGATGAACTTTTAGGTAGAGCCGTTTCAAAATTCGTACCGGCTGACGATTTAATTGTACCGTACACAGCTTCGTCTTTAGAGGATGCAGAAGCAGTATGTCATACATTGAAAATGTCAGAGAACGATTTAAGAAAACAACAAGTTTCAGGTTTTTATAGAGATATAGATATTAAACCTGGTTATGATCAAGAAACAGAAGTAGAGAAAAAAGAAAGAGAATTAGAAGGCGTTACGAAAACAAGACAAGAAGATGTTTTTTCTATTGTAGAATGTCACACAGATTTAGATCTAGAAGGATTTGAAGATATGGGTGAAGACGGTGAACCAACAGGAATTAAATTACCTTACATTGTAACATTAGAAATGGGATCAAGAGAGATTCTAGCAATAAGAAGAAACTACAAAGCAGAAGATCCGTTAAGAAAAAAGATCGAATACTTTGTGCACTTTAAATTTTTACCAGGACTAGGTTTTTATGGTTTTGGTTTAATACACATGATTGGTGGTTTATCAAGAACTGCCACAACAGCT